GCCTGCCCGATCCGTACGGGCATGCCGCGATAGAACTCATGCACGTTATCCATGTCAATGACGCTGAAGCCCGCGATGGAGCGGTCCTGAACGGCATGATCGACGTCCAGGCTATCGCGCTCTATCGGGTGCTTCTGATCTCCGATCTTAACAAGCATTAGATACGCACCCCGCTTCTGAGTCGGATCTGATCGACCAGCGGCTTACCAAGTGCCTTGGCGAGCAGGCGGCCGTCCAGTTCGACGTAGATGTTCGCGGTGTCCTTGCCGGTGCTCAAGTTGCCCGGGGATTCTTGGAGTGGGGTCACTCGGGCTCCGCGGTTCACTTCGAGCAGTTCGGGTCCGGCCTCTCCTACGAGGGCCGCTCCGGATCTCTGTACATTTCCGCCCCGGGCCAGTGCCGGGATCTTGGGCAGGCTGGCCTCCGGGATCTCGGGGAGTCCGAAGGTTCCGCCGCCGATCTTGGGGACCCAGTCGGGGATCTCGAACTCGGGGAGGCCGTTGATGCCGTCCGCGAGTGCGTTGATCATCTTCTCGAAGCCGCTCAGCATGCTATTGAGCAGCGCGACCACGATGTTCAGGGGTACCTTGACGATTTCCACGAACTCGCCCCACGCGTCCTTGAAATGCTCCTTGAAGGCGTTCAGTCCTTTGAGGACTCCGCCCCATATCTTGCCGAAGAAGTCTGTCACTTTCTCCCATGCGCTGCGAAGCAACGGCATCGGAAGCACGCTCGTCAGTATCTCCTTTAACTTCCCGAAGGCTTTCGATACTACCCCCGTCACTTTGCCCCAAAGATCACTGAAGAAGCCGGAGACGGCGTCCCAGTTATCAATGAGAATGCCTATGGGGTGGAACCTCAGGAAGAGGTCTTTCATGAAGTCGAATACTGTGGTAAAGATCGTTTTGATCTTGCCCCACAGCCATTGGGTCGCTTCCACGATCGTGTCCCAGTTGTCTACGATCAGCGCGACCAGTCCGAGGACTGCCGCGATCACGAGCCCGATCGGACCCATGGCGATGAGCCACGATGCCGCGACCTTGGCCGCGTGGACCAGTGCTGCGACCCCGAGGGCTGCGTACTTAACCATGAGTAGGCCCATGTGCACGATCGCCTTCGCGATGGCGGCGGCCGTCTTGGCCTGCGTAACCATCCACGCCGCTGCGATCTTGCCGAGCCATAGGGTAACGGCCGCTCCGACCGTAGCCACAGCGGCACCAAAGGCGGTTAAAGCAGCCTTAGGATACTTTCTTATGAGTCCCCACACCTTCGAGATGGCGGTCGTGATCCCGCTCATGGAGTCCTCGACCTTCTCGGCGATCATGGGGGCGTTGTTCATGAGGTACTCTGCCATTTCCTGCATGGCCGGGAGCGCGTCCTCTATGATCTCATAGAAGAGCCCCCGGACGGCGAACTTGACGCTATCGACCGTGTCGGCGAACAGTACGCCCGCCTCCACGTTCTCCTCGCTCATGACGCCACCGAGTTCGTGCGCCCGCTGGCGCAGTTCGTCGATCGACTCGGTACCGGCCGCAATGGCCGGCATGAGGTCGCGCGCCATGCGCGTACCAAAGAGTTCGCTCGCTAGGGCGCTCTGATCCGTCGCGTTCTCCATGTTATGCAGGGTGTCGATGGCCCGCATGAAGGCCTCCTCCGTGTCGAGGGTGCCGTTCTGCACTTCCTCGTAGGAGAAGCCCAACTTGTACAGGGCCTCGGCATACTTGTCGTTGCCTTGCGCCGCGCGCCCGATCCGCTGGTTCAAGCGTCCGAGTCCGCGCTCTACGCGGCTCCCGCTGATACCCATCTGACCCATGGCATAGCGGAGTTCTTGGAAGGCGTCGGTCGTGATCCCCAGTTTCAGGGAGGTCTTGTCGATCACGTCGGCATCATTCGAGAAACTCATGGCCATCTTGTAACTCGCGATGGCCGCAGTTCCGACCGCAGCCGCGAAGGCTGCCGCGCCCTTGGCGATCGAGTTGAATGAGTCCGTCATGCTGGACTCGGTCTCCTTCGCCTTTTCGTCTATGTTCTCCAAGGACTTCTTCGCGTCCTTGTCCTCAATCATTATGCGTCCTGCCAGTTTAAAGAGCATAGTCTAGTCACCTCGCTCCTCCTTCTCGCGGTTGTAGGCGCGGGTCCGCTCTACTTCCTCGATTATTTCTTCAGGTGTCTTGTCCTTGGTGCGCTTCTTGGGTTCAGGGTTCTCCAGTTCCTTCATATACTTAGAAAGGGGGACAAACTTGAGCGGCGGCTTCTTGCCCATGGTGGTAGGCACTACCATGTGCGGCAATAGTGCCAGCCACCGCCCGAGCATGATCTCGAAACGCTTGTCCTCCTGCTCCTCCTTGATCGCATCCTCGAGTCCGTCGCGTACACGGTGGAACGGGAGGGTGCCATAATGCTTGTGGATCAGTCGGAGGGCGCGGAAATAGCCTACTGAGTACCCTGCGAGAAAAAACCCATTAGTTCCTTGTCCTGAAGGAGGTTCTTGAAGGTGGTTATGGTTGTCGAGATCCCCGCTTCGCGGACTTCGTCCACGGCCATGTCCTCGGCGATCGCGACGATGTTAAAGACTTCCTCCTTAACCTCGCTCGCATGTCGCAGGACGTATTTAATCAGTTGCATGCCCTGCTCCTGCGTCAGGGCGTCCCGATCTGCGTCCCCGTCGATCTCGATCTTGTGCTCGTTGATGTATGTCTGGATGTCGAGTTTCTCAAAGATCTCCACCGCATGGGGGAGCATATCGAAAGCCTTATCGTTGCTAATCATAGGTTATCCTCCTTAGGGTTATGCTTCAGGGAATGTGTCGAGATATCTGATCTCGAAGATGTCCTCATAGGTCGCATTGTCTGCGGCCGTCGGATCGAAGTGCGCGCTAAATGTGACTTCAAGCACGGCTTCCTCGCGGTCCTCGAACGAGATCTCGATGCCCTCGTCTGCGAGAGCGTTCTTGATGATGACCACGACGTAGGATCCGCCCATGGTTTCGCCTACGACGGCGATGTTGCCGATGTAGTCAGAGTCTTCGAGGTCGATCTTGGAGTTAATGATGTCCGTACCGGCATCGGCGACGCCGAGGGCGTCCTTCATGTTCTCCTTCGTGAGGCTCATGAGGTTGGTGCTGAGTTGGACGCTCAGGTTAGTGAGGCGCTTGAGTCCCTTCTCCTTGCCCCGCGCACCGTCGCGTTCCAGTTCCTTGTACTCGGGCGTGACGCTGAAGGTAGTACCCCCGCGCGTGACCCCGAGCGTGGTTTCGCCGGTCTCTTCGTAATCCTTGTAGACCACACCGGCATCAATGATGATCGGGTCGATGTTCTCAACGCTAGTTGTTCTGTCGAGTGCCATGATTTGTTCCTCCTTCTAATAGATTAGCCTGTCGTGTCCTTGTAATACTTGAGCATGAAGACCATCTGAATACGTTTCGTTTCGGGTTCGTCCTCCGGGATCGCGCGCTGTGACTGCAGGGTCGTCATGACCCAGTGATCCCCGTTCACGAGGACGTTACGGTCGAGACTGTCACGCAGGTCCGTTACTAAGCCCTCAATGCGGACGGGCGAAGTGTTGCGGTCCCATACGTCGAGAGTGACCGTGATCTCCCGGTTCTGATTAAGTTCCTCGGCACTGTATTGATAAGTGCAGTAGGGGGTTTCCGTTTCAGGCGATACCCATTGGGATCCGATCGGGAGGATCTTTTGGGCTTCTGCGACGAACGTCTCTAGCAGTGTTTGCATATTACCACTTGTACGCCCGCTCTACGAGTTTGCGGATCCGGCTCTTGTTCTCCGTGATGGCGGGGCGCAGAAAACTCTGCGGCGCCATCTTCTCGGTGCCGTATTCTTGGTGGACCGCGTAATGCATGTTCGTCCCGATCACGGTGGTGCCGGTCCTACCGTAGTCCTTGTGAGTTATACTGCCCCGCAGGGCACCGGTTCGTACGGGCGCCCGTACCTTGGCCTCGCCCTCTACAAATGCGCCCACCGCGCTCGTCGCGCGTGCGAGCTTGCGGCGCAGATCCTGCTCCACTTTTCGCCGGTTGCTGTCATAGGACATGTTATCCGCTCCTGTATTCAAGATATACCTCGAGATGGTGGTCGCCTTCCACCGGGTTATCCACATCTAGGATCTCGAAGTATTTGTCCCCATCCTTGAGCCAGCGCCCCTGCTGAACCTCCGGGTGCGTATCACAGATGAAGATGTGTGTCGACCTCTCCAGCGCCTTCTGTGCCGGAATGTAACTGTTGTCCGACTGCGCCATGAGGTCTAGGACACCTTCGACGGTGCCCACGGTCGTCCAGTCCTCGGTCCATCCGCCCATCCCGTCATCCACGCGTACCTTCTCCCGGATCTCCATGGTCCGGAAGAGTTCGACCACGATATCCACGATCAGTAGAAGTTAATGGTCTTGAGTTTGACGTAGGGCTGAAGCATGTCATAGATGTCCTTCGGTACGCCTTCGCGATATGTGACGGAATAGCGGGAAATGGACTTGGACTGCACGGTGCTGTCTGTCTGTTCAAACTTCTCGAGGCGGTCAATGATCACGCTGATCGGACCCGAGTCCTCGAGATCCGGGTTGCGGGTATAGTCCTGCACCCACTGGAGGAGGTCTTCTCTAGCCATGTCAGATCATCCCCTCACTCGTGTCTCTTAATGTACTGCTGGGCCTTTTCGCGGCCTTGAACGCGAGTACCGTCCGAGATCTGATACCAGCCGCCACCCTTGGATCTCATGGAGAGGCGCCGCTTCGAGCGTTCGCGCTTCACGGCCGGGCGATTAGGCTGGGGCTTCGGTGTGCTCCTCTTGGTGTTGTAGCGTCTACTGTAGATCATATTGTTTCCTCCTCATGTGATAATGAAGTGAGGGCCGTTGCATTAGGCCCTCACGTCTTATCTACCTTAGTCAGGCGCGTCAACGTCCTTAGCGTCGTCCATGGTGTAACCGGGTTGGTCGTCAACCTTGATGGTGTACGTGCTGCCTGCGCTCAGGGTGGCTTCGACGTCATAAGACGCGCCATCGTCAGAAGTGCTGACGGAGTCGATAGTGACTTCGTCGTCGTCCGAGTCAAGCAGGGTCATGTCGTCTGCAGTGAGTCCGTCGACTGCAGGGCTAAGGCTGAGTGTGAAGCCTGTGGTTTCCTCGTCAGAAATGGTCGCAGTGACCTCGTCGGCCTTGTGCAGTGCGACGATCTTGCTCTCGTCATAGAGATGCGCACCATAGTGCTGGTCCGCGGTCATGATGGTGGTCTTCTTGAGAACGTCCCGATCTTCCTCGATCTCTACGTCGCGCTTCATGTAGAGAGCCGCAGGTTCGGGGCGAGTGAGATAGGCGACTCCGCGGGGGAGTTTGTCAGATCTCATGACCTGTGCACCGAGTACGGCGCCGTAGACGCCTTCGGTAACGATTTGGTCCCCGAGATCAGAGGCGCGTTCCCAGTTTCCACCGACGGCCTTCCTGAGTTCGGAAGCGTCGTAACGGTTCATGACGAGCACGAGAGTCTCGTCGGTTTCGTCCTCGAACGAGTCGATAGCGTCAGAGACGGCATCGATGTCGAAGGCGGTGCTGTTAGCCCACAGCACGGCTTGCTGGATCGCAGTCATGATGTCGGTGTCAACCTTGGCCGCGATGGAGAGAGCGAGTTGATTACCCGCTTCGTCGACCGGATCGCCAAAGCCGCTGAGAATTGCTTCGTCAGTGATTTCGACACCCTTGGCTGCCTTCTTGATAGTGAACTCCTCGGTAGAAGTCTCGAGAAGGGTGGTGTCGATACTTGCGCCCTCGTCAACCTCGGTCGCATCGCCGATGTACTTGAACTTAGGCACCGTAATGGTGGAACCGGGGCGCCCTTCGAGGGTGCGGTCGATACGTGCGAGTGCAGAGAACTTCATTACCTTCGGAAGGTAGTCCCTGACGATCCCCGCGAGAACTTCCGGATCGACCATGTGTTCTAGTTTTGTCATTGCCATGATTAATTCCTCCTATGGAATAGTTTTTTAGTTGTGGCTACGCGTTTTTAATGAGTTCATCATACAACTCGGGATCCTGCTTCTTGAGTTTTACGCGGTCCCGGTAGCCCAGTTTGTTGAACTCCTCTTGAGTCATCTTGTTACCTGACTTCCTGCCGCCCTGCTTGGGCGGTTTCTGCTTGAGCCGCTCATTCACGGCCTCGTCGAGGGCCGTCTCCCATTCCTTCTTGAACGCTGAGATGCGCTCCTTGGTGGCGTCCTCGTCCGTCCCCACGAGCATGTCCGCGAACTTCACGGGAATGCCTTTCTCGTGGAGGTGGTCCTTGGTGTCGGCGAGAAGTTCCTTGTGCTTGAGCTTCGCTTCACGTTCAGCGATCTCCTGCTCGCGCTGCTTGCGCTCCTCTTCCGCCCTTTCCTCGGCGGAGAGTTCCGCCCTGCGCTCGGCGTCCTCTCGCTCCTGCTTGATCTGTTCCTCTAACTCCTTGCGGAGTTTCTTCTCCCGAGTCTTAACCGCCTCCGAGACGCGTTTATCCGCGATCTTCTGCAGTTCCTCCTCGGTGTAGGTCTTTTCGCCCCCATCGTCGTCAGGTTCGGGATCGTCCTTTTCAGGATCATCATCATCAGGATCCGGGTCGTCCTTCTTGGGACCCTCCTTCTTGGGGTCTGCGCCCCCGCCTGATCCGCCTTCGGCGAAAAATAGTTGCAAAAACTGTAGCATGGTGGTGTCCTCCTTTGTCCTTCGAGTTCCCGCAGGCCCTCAAAGTCCAATTATTTTTGGGTAGTTTAACGCCGTGCCCGGGGCCTATTAAAGGGCCGAAGCCCGTTTAATCCTCTTCGTCCTCGGGGGCCTCGATGGTCCCACCGAGTTGCTTCATGAACTTATCATAACTCTCCTTCGCTTCCTTGGGCGCCTTCTCCGTGAGTTTCACGGTGCCCGTCTCGAAATCGAAGTAGTACCATTCGTCGTTCTCCATGAACTTGGGTTTCGGCATGTACGTCATTCCTTGATCACTCCTTTATCCTTGAGCCAGCCTTCCATGGCGCGGGCTAGATCATTGGGCTCGCCGCCCTCTAGACTGGCGAAGGTCTCCGCGAAGAACTCCGCGGGCTCCGTCTTGCCGTAGTTGCTGACCTGATCATAATACAGCGTGGTGACGTCCTTGCCGGTTTCCTTGGCGGCACGTTCCAAGATCTCCTCCTGCATGTTCCTGCGATAGGGTTCGAGCCACTCTTGGCGCAGGTACCGTCCCGGATCGGGGCCCCGCATACCTTGTGCGGCGGCTCGCATGTCAGCCATATAACCCTTGTCCTGAAGAAGGTAGTCGTGCGTGATCTTGTTTTGAACCATGTGCCCGTACTCATGCGTGACTACGTATCGTGAATACATGTCAGGGCTGACCTTGGTCGCGTACCCGACCGAGATGTCGTCCTGTATCTGCTTTATCATGGTGTCCCGGTCATTGAAGTACCGGGGGCTAAAATACATGTTCTGCACGGGCTTCTGATAGTTGAACCCGGTCTGACCCAGGGAGTTCATGTTCTTGGGCATGAACCTCATGGTCTCCCTTTGTCCGAACTTGTTCAGATCATAGCGCCGAGACAGGTAGTCCACCTGTCGGAGTTGCTCCTCGCGGATGTCCTCCGGGATGCCGGACGGCTTGAACTTGGGTTCCTGCCAGTCCATGTTCTTCTCGTCCCTCAGGCGGCGCCGTACGTCCCTGATCGGTTCCTGCGTCTCGGGTACGTTCGGCTCGCGCTTCTGATTATTGGCCCACTCGTCGTAGTCCTTGTACTCCTTCATGCCCTCCTTGTCGCGGCGGTTCTCGGGTTCAAAGTCCTCTATGACCGTGATCATGGTGCAGCGACAATTTATATCCTCCTGCGCGGATCCCATCTGTCCGGGTGCCGGGCCGGATCCGAACTCGCCCTCGAAGTCCTTGTCCACCGGGATCGTCTTGCCGTCGAGTTCTTGGTGGCTGTCCCGGGTGGCTCCGTCGAGGGTCGCGATCCAGCGCTTCTTCTGCTTGACCCCGAGATCCTCGGCCTCCTTCATGGTGCGGAGTTTGCCGGTCTCCCGGGCGCGATGGCTCTCGGTCCTGACGACGCGATCGGCCTTGTTCAGGGCCACGCCCATCTCCTCGGCTGCGCCGCGGGCGAGGGTATCATAGTCTTGTCCCTGGATGATCCCCTGCGTCACGCGATCGCGCATCCGCTTGGCCGCCTGATCTCCGTTCAACTGGGCGGCCTCGCGCCACTTGCCCAGCGCGTAGTCGTTCTCGATCGCCGCCTTCGCAGCCTCCTCGTCGAAGACCCCGAACGACAGGCGGCTCTGCAGCGCGTCCTCGATCCCGAAGCGCGTCATGCTGACTGACTGCTTCATGACCTTCGTGAGTCCTCGCCCGGTGGCCTGGACGGACTCGCCCTTGACGCGTGCCATGCGTTCGTTTATGAACTTCTCTAGGTTCGCAAGCCGGCCACGTTCCGCCATCGCCGCCGGGTTCAGTACACCCTGGCCGTTCAGGTTCGCCAACTTGCCCCGGGTGTCGTCCAAGGCCCTCTGATACTGGCCCCGGAGCTGCCTCATGGTCTCCTTCTCGATCTGCGCGGAACGCTTGTTCAGTTCATTGAAGATCTTCGATGTGTTCGCCATGGTTATTCATCCTCGTCTTCAGGGATCGGGGGATCCTGAGGATCGTCCAGTACGGGCGCCTCCTGCTCATCCTCGATCCGTTCCTTCTCCTTGGCGGGGTCCTCTATGATCGAGAGGACGCTCCTGAGGGTCTGCTTGCTCGCGATGCCCTTGCCCGCCAACTTATTGACGAGATCGGCTTCGTTGACTAGGTTCTTCGGCAGGTTCGCGCTGAACCTCATGGAGATGGCGCGCCAGTCATAACTGCGCCCCTTCGCCTTGATGAAGTTGAAGATCATGCGGATCCTGCGACCCAGTGCCTCCTTGAACATCCGTTCCTTGTCAGATCTGTTGTTCTCGAAATTGAGCAACTTATACTTGAGTGCCTCCCCGGAACTCGTCCCGGCGAAGTTCTCATCCGTCATGTCGGGCGTACCCGCGACTGAGAAGATGTCCTCCCTGAGCCTGTCCTTGAGGGAGTTCTTCCAAGTGGCGTCCATGTCCTTCATGAGCCAGCGGACGTCGCCCTCCTTGCCGACCGTGATGGCCCGCTTCTCCTTGAGATCCTGCAGGTCCTCCTCGTCGGCGGCTAGGTTCTTAATCACTAGATAGGCGTCGTTCGAGTATTCGCTCTCGTTGATATCGTCAGAGTTGAGGATGTTGTAGGCATCATTCAGGGTCATGATGTCCTCGAAGTCCCCGTGTCCGTCCGGTTCCTTGTTCCAATAGACGTTGATGGGTACTTCGCCGAAATAGTGTACCTCTCGGTCGACCTCCCTAGCCATACCGTCCTCGACGACGTACTCGATCACTTCGTCCTTCGTGTACAGGAAGGCGCGGATCGGGTTGCGCTTGGGCGTGGGGCTCATTTCGCCGATCGGATCAGTCTCCTCGAACCAGCGGAGTGCCCACTCGATCTCCTGCTCCAGCGTGTCGGCGTACTTCACATAGACCGACTGGCGCCTGAGGTCCAGTGGCCGGAAGGCCGGGACCGTGTTCCCGTCCGAGTCCTCAGTCACGTACAGGATCTCGTAGGCCCTCGAGTAGATCGAGGCGTACTTGGCGAGTTTCGAGTTCACGTTCTGCTCATTGTTGTAGTTGAAGATCTCCTGCAATTCCTCGAGCGCCTTCTCGTGATCCTCGTTCGCACCATATGTGACCGGGACGCCCATGAAGTGGTTCACGTTCGTGTCCGCGACGATCTTGCAGAAGTTCGTCACGATCTTGTTGTTCGGCTTGGTCTCGTCCTCGAAGTACCTCTCGAGGATGTCATGCCAGCCGTCATAGTAGGCCCGCAGCCTATCGAGCCGGTACCGGTTGAAGTAGTTGATGATCGTCACTACGTCCTTCGTCTCTATCACAATCCTAACCTCGCTTTGCTAATTGATTTAAGTGGCTGCACTCCGTCGAGCATCAATTCCGTGATCGCCCACACCAGCGCGTCCATCCGGTTCGGGGACGGCATGCCGTGCTCCCATTCGCAGAGTTCGTCCTCCAGTTCGGGGAAGTTGCCGAAGTGCTTAACCTTGCCTTGCTCGTAAAGTGCTGCTATTGGCTCAGCCCGGGCGATCTTGCCCTTGCTGGCCCTGACTCCTGAATACGCGGCGCCGGGATCGACGGTGTGTATCACGTGCTCGACCATGTTGCCGCCTTGGTTGATCTCGGCGACGATCCGGTCCGCCTTGTACTTGCGATACATCGTCACGGCCATCTTGCCCCACTGTTGCGGGGTGCCGTTCATGGATACGTCCTCGAGCAGGTACGAAACCTCGTCCACGCCTAGGCCGGCGACCACGATCCCGCACTCGTCGCTGTCCTTGTTGTCGCTTGCGTTCGGATCCACGGCCACGACTATGCGCTTGAGCTCGGGGGCCTTGTCTACGCGGGCGCCTTCTACGTCCTTGCGCGCCCACAGTGCGTGCGGGTTGTCGTCTAGGATCTGCGCATAGAGTTCCTGACGGCCCAGCCTCGTGCCCTGATACCTGTCGACTATGGCCTCGAAGAACTCGGGCGCTAGGTTGTCCCGGTTCTCGAAACTCGATCCGACCGTGACCGCCGCGTTCCTGCGATCCTTGAGTTCCTTGACTAGGGGCAGCGGCCTCGGTGTGGTGGTTATGACCCCGCGCGGGGATCCGAGCCTCCAGCCGAACATGAGCATGTCCCAAGTCTCCTGAAGGTACTGCCATGATGCCAGTTCGTCGGCCCAAAAGGCGTCGTGCGAGGGCCCACGGAGTTGGTCGGGCTTGTAGCCTGAGTACAGTGTCGCGACGGCGCCCGTGTGAAACGTGATCCGCCTCTTGGACGGCTCGTAGTACGGCTTCTCGTCGGGCGGGAATACGCTCAGGATCCCGGCGTCGCCCTCGACCATGAAGTCCCGGGCATCAGCGGGGGTCGGTCCGATCAGTGCGATCCGCTTGTAGCCTTCGTACACCAGTTGCCTGATCGCCTCGGCTCCGGATCTCGTCTTGCCCCACCCGCGTCCGGCTAGGATCATCCAAATGTTGTGCTTGGTCCCGAACGTCTTCGGAGGCAGTTGGTTCGGCCGTGCCCAAAGCGGCCAGTCATACATCAGGGCGAGCGCCTCGCTGTCAGTCAGATCCTTCAGAGTCTTCCGGATCTCCCCCTCGCTTGCGCTGGATAAGTCTTGCAAGTTTGTCTCGGGCTTCTCGGACTTCAACGGGACCACCGCCCTTTCCGGAGATCTCTTGACGTTCAGCCCAGCCATAGTTGTTGATCGCTACGAACTTGGCGCCCTGTACGTTCTTGGTGTGCGGGTTCAGGAGGATCTGCTCGACGTCAGCCTGCAGGATCGTCTTGAACCAGTCCAGTACCTTGGCGAAATCGTCCCGCTTCGAGTACTCCCACAGCGTCTTGCGCGTGGTTCCGGCCCAAGCGGCGAAGCCGTAATACGTGGGCCTGATCTTCTCGGCGGGATCCGGGTGGACGAGCCTATGCTCAAATCCGAGCCCGCAGCATTTCGAGTCCGCCCGCTTCCTGATCTTGCCGCACTTCTTGCAGAACTCCATCACTCTCGGCTCGTTCTGCTCCTTTACCCATTCAAGGTAATCGGTTATCGCGTCCTCCAGATCTTCCGGAGTCTCGAACTTCATCGGTGTTCCCATGGCCTCTCGCTTCCTCCCTCTTTGCGTCTTTACGTGTCCGGGTGTGTGCACCCTTGTCGATGCCCGCCGCGCCAACGGAGACAAAAAGAGATGCCTTCCGCGGCCTCTCGGACATCAGGCAACGGAGTCCCGGAACGGAGAAGGCCCAGCAAAACCTGTCAGAAGATCCGCCGGGCCGGGTAGTAGTGTGTCGATGTTCACGAAACGCGTGCGTATACATATGATGCAAATGTTACCTTCGACTTCAGTTCCATTATAACACGAAACTCGCCTTGACTCCAAACGAACCGAACCCCTTATGAACATGTACGTACGCTTGACTACGGACCCCCCTCCGTGGTACAATGAACCCGAGGAGGTGAGACAAATGGACAAGACGGAAAAACTCACGGTACGCATGGCGGCCGAGGACAAGCAGGCGATACTCGACTTCGCAGACAAGAGGTCCCTGAACCTCTCTGCGCTGACTCGGAACCTGCTCATGCAGTACGTGCAGGATCACAAGGGTTACGAAGACGAGAAGAAGGAGGCGAAGACCGATGATCAGAAAGACTAAGAAGGGCTGGAAGGTGTACTCGGAGCAAGGCAAACCGCTGGGTGGACCCTATCACACCAAGAGGCAGGCCAAGACGAGACTCAGGCAGGTCGAGTATTTCAAGCACCTCGGCAAGAGGGGGAGGAGACGCAAATGACGCATAAACGAAGACTTACACAGAAGGAGGTCCGGGAGGCTCTCCGAGACTGGCTCGAGTACGCCGCATGTGAGAACCCCGGACACCCTCTCGAGGACTCACGGAAGCACAGGAAGTTGCTCTACCTGAGGCCCGCGATCAATGACGAGCTCAAGAGCGACCAATACTTCCTGAAGGAACTCGCAAGCAAGCACGAGGATCCCCGCGCCTTCATAAGGGACGTCGAGGGCGCACTCATCATGCACAGGGACAAGTACGACTACGACTCCCGCCCGCCGATCCTATGCGAGAAGTGTGCGGAGAAGGCGAGGCTCGAGATCCACGAGGACTACGGCATAGCCACGCCCGCACCCATGATCTGCTCGAAGTGCGGCAAGCGCTGGGACCCCTGGGCCGACCCGGCTCCCGGCTCCTACAACATCGTGAACGGCGAGGCCCTGTGCACCTCCTGCCTGCTTTGGCAGCGGGGAGACGTCAACCACGCCGAACAGGCCAAGAACATGGAGAAGGAGCAGAACAAACGCAAGGCCCGGGAGCAGAGCAGGCGCGAGGAGAACGACAGGATCTACGACGCATGGCTCATGGATCACAACTGCATAGTGTGCGGCGAGGACGATCCGAAGAAACTCCACGCAGTACCGGGACCGGACTCCCCGCGCGGCAAGCCCTACACGTGGAAGCGGGACAACGCACCGGACACGTTCCGGGAGAAGTTAAGGACCACGCAGGTCTATTGCACCACCCACAAGCCGGACTAATGAAACACAGATATGGGGTTCGGAACCACATGTGGTTGATGTGTGGTTCTCGGGTCCCGCGGGGCATTGGGACAGACGGGAGACACCACTATGTGGTTCTCCGTCGTCCACCCCCGGGGTGTCCGGACTTTCAACCACATACGCAAGGCGGCGTCGTTAAGCTCTGGAGAGGGTCTCAACCACATACTTTCGAGAACATGTGTGGTTCTGAGTATGTGGTTCGCGCCCTCTTCGGCGCTTCCTTCAGCCCCGTGCTGGGCCTCGCTCAGATCATATGTGGTTCGTATGTGGTTCTGCCTCGAATAGGGGGTTCGGAGATCTGCGCTCGCGACAACCACATATGTGGTTGCTGTGGTTCTCCGAGGGCAGGGAACATTTTCATAAAGTTCGTGCTTGACATAACGTGTACCGACATGTTATAATAAAAGTAAAGTTAGCCCCCGGTCTTGGACATACCCCCATTAGACACCCAAACGAGGACGCGCCCCACTCTAGGCACATCGAGGACAGGCCACCGACCCGGCCGAGAGCGTTCACGAGATGGATCGGAGACGCCGGAGATCTGAACCGGCAAGCCAAGGACGCACATTGTCGGCGGCTTCAGGGGCCCGGACCTCCCGGACTTCTGAAAGCGTCGATAATCCAAAACCCAAAGGAGGAAATGTTATGATCACGATCACGCAGAACGCGCTCAAGTGCGTCCGCAACGCAGAAGACCGCGTGAACATGCTCGACATCGCGGAGAAGTTGCACGACCACCCCATCGGCGTCACGGCCGAGTGGGAGCCGACCTACACGGACGGCACCATTCAGTTCGAGGTCGGCCCGGACGACGTCACAGTCACTTACAGGCGGAAGGGGTAGAATGATGGCTAAGAAGGTGCGCCCACTCTCGCTCGGCGAGATCCTCGAGGCGGAGGCGGACGACGAGGGCCTGTGGTGCCTGTTCAACTTGGACACCGAGGAGCCCCTGTACTTCCGCACCGAGGAGGACGCGACACTCTACGCGAAGCAGCACAGGGTACCGAACCACTTTATTTTCGGAGAAGGGAGGAACTAGTATGAAGGCACGCATGTCACCAGGCATTTTCGTGGGCCGGCTCCTATGCGAGACGGACTTCTCCGCACAGGCGGCCGACAAGATCTTCGATAACATTCGGGAGCAGGAGAACTTTACCGGTATTGAACGCGAGTTCGACGCGACGGCGATCAACGAGGCTTATTCCGAGTACGGGAGCGTACAGGAGGCCCGGGACGACTGGGGCCCGGACGTGAAGATCGTCGGCACGTGGCGGGGCGGATGTGTGATCCGACACGAGGACTTCTGAGGCCACGGAGACGGTCTCGCTTGCTCTCCGCGCCCGTTTTTCCGTGTACGAACATGTACGCACCGACCCACTATTCAGACGCCAAGGGAGAGCAAAGGAGACACATTCGAGAAGCCGAAACGCCCGCGGATCCCGCGGGCGTCTGCGGAGGGTTGACTCCCCGCACTATTTCGAGCGGGACGACGTCACTATGTGGCGCGCACTCTACAAGACCGCGGTACCGGACACGCAGGAGGTCACGGACAAGGTCCTCAAGATCTCGGAGTCCGTGCAGGTACCGGGCGCGTACGACGTCCACATGACTGTGAACGGACACGACGGCCTGCGCATTCGCGGCGTCACGCGTGAGCAGATCTTCCAATTCTACGAGTCCGAGCACGGGCTCAAGACTATGTTCTGAAAGGAGGCATGAAATGAGCAAGACGAAAAGCAGCAAGGAGCACATGGACTACGACCACAAGAGCACGCTCGACAAGCCGCCCATGCAACTTATCGACCCCGTGGCTATGAAGTCACTAGGCGAAACCTTAAGGTACGGGCTCAATAAGTATGGGGTCGAGCACGGACCCACGTACGAACTCGGGCAGCCGGACACCTATCTCGGCGCCCTGTATCGGCACCTGCTTGCATGGCAGGACGGCGAGATCACGGATCCCGAGAGCGGGATGCCCCATCTCGACCATGCATTCTTCAACGCGTACATTCTTCTACTTCACGAGAAGCAGGGCAAGAGACTCAAGCGTCATAGGAACAAAAAACTATAATCTAAAGGAGATGGTTTCATTGGCAACAAAAGACGTTACGCAATACAGCCGGAACTATGATTTGGGTCCCAAGGAGCAACTCGACAAGCACAACAACGAGGACGCATTTGACTCGCTTATCGAGGACACCGATTACGAGGTCTGCGGGGTCAAGACAGGCGAGCACGAAGACTCCCACCGGATCATTCTGATCCTCGTCTCGCAGGGCGACCCCGAGGACCCCTCAAAAACTCCGCGTCAGGTCGTCAAAGAGGTGGAGAAGCGTTTCAGGGACGGACTCGACATGGAGCCCTTCACGATCATTAGCGAGGAGACCACGTACGTCACGGCCCTGAACAAGGCGGAGGGGGTCGAGGATAAGGAATGAATGCACTCGCGCACAAGGTGTACGACATCAATTTCGACTTCATCCTGAACAACTACCTCAACCCGAAACTGTGGCGCGCCGCGTGGACGATCTTCAAGTATGACGACATCGAGGTCGTGCTCCGGCTCGACCGGATCCACGTACAGAACAAGCACCTGAGCATGGAGCTCAAGGTCGTGCAAGGTCCGAGGGACGACATATTCTCAAGCAGCGTCACGACGAGTTTCGACGTCTACCCTGAGCACGAGGACGAGACCACGGAGGCGGCTGAGCGCCGTCTCCATAGTCGCGTCATCCGCCTGTTCAGGTCAGTCGAGGACACGGACATCGCGGACACGGAGATGTACAAACGGGCAAGGCAGCAGAACCGGGAGCACAAGGACTATCTCAGGGAACTCGCGGAGGAGTTTCTAGACAGCGAGGGCGTGACCCACGAGGACATACGCGAGGCTTACATAGACTCCTTCGTGTGGGACAACGTGAAGGACTTCCGGAATGACGTCAGGGACGCACTCAAGTTCAAAATGCGCACGGCACTCATGCTAACGTACTGCTCCCTGTTTGACTTGGACGAGCGGTACGAGGAGATCCGTCACAAGGCAGACCTCTCCGAGTCCCGGGACAAGATCATCCGGCAGGAGATCGCCGACTTTCAGAAGCAACTCGACGAGGGCGAACTCACTTACGAGATGGAGGAGGTGCTGGGATGAAAAGGACCCTTCTGTTCATTTGGCAACTGCCCCAGCACCTGCTGGGAATGGTCCTCCGGGTGGTCTTCGCCCGACGGATCACGACGACGATCCACATGCGAGACGCCAGCACCGGACTCGACTCGCGTATCTACGCGATCGACGGGCTCCGGGGCGGGATCTCGCTCGGGGAGTTCATCATGGTGCCCCGAGGATCCGGGGAGAAGTACCTACGCCACGAGATCGGACACTCATATCAGTCCCGGTGGCTGGGTCCGCTCTACCTCGTCCTGATCGGGATCCCCTCGATCCTGTGGAGCACGTTGTGCGGACCCCTGCGCCGGCGCTTCGGGTGGTCCTACTTCGCCTTTCCCACCGAGCGGTGGGCGGACCACCTCGGACGTGTCAGGCGCACCCCCGAGGAACTCAACGACCAATTCGTTCAGATCTACAACCCACGCATGAAGAGATATGCCAAGATCAACAAGACACGCGGCGTTATCGTCGACGTGAAATCCGATCCGGGCCCCTTTGAGGGCATTCGGATCATAAGGAGGACAGAGAGAGATGTCCACAACGGTAAGACTAAGCGATCATGAAAAGTACTCAATTATCCTGAAGGCGGCCAAGTTCATAGAGCGCGACAACATTGACGCGCCCATGGCCGTAGAGGACGCCATCGGCGAGGTCGTTCCAAGGGCCTTCAGCCGCGACGGTCAGGGCGGGTACCTGTTGCTGCTCTCAAACAACGTGGTCACGCGCCTGAAGAACCGGGCGAAGGAGAAGGCGGAGGAACGACGCGAGAAGGTCCGCAAGGACGAGCAGGATCCGCCCAAGTGCCTGTGTGGCTGCGGCCAGCCCGTGAAGCCGGGCAGACGCTTCAGACAGGGCCATGACTCAAGACTAGTGAAAATGTTCGTCAAGGCCCATTTCGATCCGGACAGCAAGGACGAGATCCCGGACGAGGCCTATGACTTCCTGCGCTCCGAAGCGGGCACAAAACTCAAGGCCAAGGTAGACGAGCAGATCAAGAGCAAGAAGAGGAGGCTACTCAAGTGACGAATGAAACGAACCTACCTAACAGCCGGTCCCTCAAAGGATCGTGGCTCGTACTCAGCGAGAACGTACATGAATATATGTCCGAGCACGGCGAGGCAACCGCGTCTTGGTTCGAGAACGTCCTAGGACTCGAGGATCAGGTGGACTACGGAGACGCGCGCTTCTCGCTCGGATACAATGAGGCGGACGAACTCCTCATAGAGTACGAGATCGCCGCACCCTCATACAAGTTGTGCCGGAACATCAAGGCGCTCCTGATCGAGCAGATTAAGGGACACTTCGGCCACGAGCCGGAGGAACTCTACGAGCTCGAGGGCGTCAAGGTGGGGGCGCAGCAGGAATGAAGCAAGGACCCAAGCAAGTGGCTAACCGGATCATGAAGTACCTCCGCACCAGGGAGAGCGCGACAGATCACACCTACTCGAGTATCGTACTCAAGGAACTGCCGGCTCTCATGGAGGACGAGGAAATACTGCATTTGAGCAAGGCGCCGGACGGGTGTTACTTCATCCGTCCCGCCACGCCTCAGGAGCGCAGGCAGGCGGAGATCGACTGGGCGCGCGACAAGCGTCTCAACCTGAATGACTTCCGCAGCCTCAAGCACTTTGACAAGGAGGTCAAGATACTTTATGGGCAAGGCATCGACGAAACAGACCGAGCCGCCATTGATGGAATGTGGCCATACCGCTAACGCACACGATGGCGACAAGGTGGTCTGCGCCATCTGTTGCCCCGATCCGAGATCGTGGCAGATAGCCGAGTCTCCCGACCTTAGCGGTCGGGTGGCCCGGTGCTCACAATGCGGACGCAGGACCACGAGCAGCATGAGACTCCCGTTTTTTGAATACCAGCCGGATCAGTCCGAGGACTCCTATTACTGCGGCTGCCGCGGCTGGGATTAGGAAAGAGGTAAACCGTGGTACTAATTACAGTTATCGTCCTGTTCATCCCAGTATTCAGTTTTGGTCCAATGATAGACCGCAGGCAGGTCGAGAAGCAACTCAACCACACCTACGAAGATCTTCAGGCCTACGATCTTCCGGATCCCAAGGTCCGAGCCATCGACAACACCTATCAGGATGGTATGAAGCACATTGCGAGATCTCGGCACCGCTACATTTCCAAGCACCTCGAGACCGAAGAGGCCCGGAACTGTCTGAAGATACTCAAGAAGGCCCTCAAGGAGGTCAGAAAGCATGGCAACCATTGACATCACATGGACCAGTAGAAAGCCCCGCCGTCTGCTCGTTAAATGCCCGCGTAGTGAAAATGCGCGGGTAAAACGCGTGGGCGGCGGGCGTTTTAATAAGCGCGATCGGGGCTGGACGTTCAGTCCCGATCTTGGCGTGTATGAGGATCTCACGCGCGCGCTCCCGGGCGCGTACGTGGATCCGGACGTGCACGCGTGGTATGAACGCGCGAAGGCGCACAGGCAGGAACTCGAGCACATACGGGAAGGCACCCCCGTGACTCTCACGTGTAAGAACCAGCAATACTTGTATCCGTTCCAGCGCACCGGCGTGGGCTTCCTACTCAAGGCCCGGCGTACCATACTCGGGGATGACATGGGCCTCGGCAAGACCGTGGAGGCCATAATCACGGCCGAGGAAATGCGCGCCAATAAGGTCCTGATCATCGCCCCGAACAACCTGAAGCACCATTGGTACGACGAGATCCGCAAGTGGGCGCCCGATCGGCGGGTGCTCAGTCTCGTGGGATCCACGCGTAAGAAGCGCACGGAGGTCCTTAATCAGTACGTCGATGGCTACTTCATCATCCATTACGAGGCTGCCCGGCGAGGCAAGCAGATGAAGAAGGTCGACGGCAAGAAGAGGATGGTCCTCAGGGATCACGACTACATTGACGAACTACTCAAGCAGGACTGGGACGTCGTGATCGTGGACGAGGCGCACAACATCAAGAACCGCAAGACCCAACAGTCGCAGGACGTATCGAGGCTTGCCAAGAAGGCCCCTAATGCGTGGTTCCTCACGGGTACGCCGATCATGAACCGGGTGCCGGAGGTGTGGAGCCTGCTCCACGTGATAAATCCGGACCGCTACACTTCATTTTGGTCCTTCGTCAAGAAGTATGCGAACGCACACCCGGGCCGGTTCGGCTGGGTCATAGACGACCACGCCTCGAACCCGGACGCCCTGCGCGAGGAGATCGCGCCCTACTTCATCCGCAGGGAGAAGGAGGAGGTCTTCCCGGACATGCCTGAAAAGACCCGTCAGAAGATATGGCTCGAAATGGGAAGCAAGCAGGCAAGGCTCCATGATCAGATGTGGGAGGAACTCATGGCCGAGATCTCCGATCAGGAGATATTGGTCGCGCCTATCGTACTGAGCAAGATCATGCGGTGCCGGCAGATCGCCATATCGCCGGAACTCGTGGGTAGCGACGCCCCCAGCGTCAAACTCGAGGCACTGGTCGAGTTCGTGCAGAGCACGGACGAGAAGATCGTAGTGTTCTCGCAATTCGCGGAGGCTATCTCGCTTGCCGCGAGAGAGCTCAGAGCAGCAGGGGCGGGGTGTACATATTTCACGGGTGCTTCGAGCGACGAGGAGCAAAGCGAGGCCATATCGGCTTTAAACACGGATCCCGAGACTCAGGTCCTACTCACTACCCTCAAGGCCGGGGGCGAGGGACTAGACTTCACGGCGGCCAGCGTCGTCATACTCCTCGATAAGCACTGGACCCCCGCTACGAACAAGCAGGCGGAGGATCGCGTGCACAGGCACGGACAGACGAAGCCCGTGACCGTGATAGAACTGATCGCCCTGAACTCCGAGGCGGACAGGCTCATAGAGGACACCAACAAGCATAAGAAGCGGCTCGTGGATGCAGTGATCGAGAGACGCGACGCGAGGGCCAAGTCGGGGCGTTAGGTTACATGGCTCGAGAATATTCGTATCTGTTTGACAGGGTTTGGCAAGCCGTGTTATAATGGGTATGAACAGCGAAAGGAGGTTAGAAAGTGACGAAGAACAAGGAGAAACAGGGTCACGTCAGTTGGTCCGAGTTACAGACTTGGAACACCTGCCGCATGAGGTGGTACTGGACCTACGTGCGTCGGATCGTGCCCAAGCGCACCCCGCGCCCGCTTTCCCTAGGTATTGCGGGACACACCGCACTCGCGGCGTATCTGCGCGGGGAGGACTGGCGCAAGGAACTCCGTGAATGGTACGACAAGAAGATCGCCGAGTCAGATCTGTTTGACGAGGAGATCGAGGAGTACGATGAGATTTACCGGACGGTCGTCAACATCGTCGAAAGGTACATCAAGGAGTACGGCGACAAGTTCGAGACGGTCGCGGTCGAACAGAAGTTCTCGATCGGGATCCGCGGAGTCAGGACTAGGCTCATAGGGTACTTTGACGCCATCGTCAAGGATCCCGACGGACACCTGTGGCTGCTGGAGCACAAGTTCCCGAAGCAGTTCCGCTCCGAGGACGCAGTCCTCATGGACGGACAGATCGGAGTGTATCAGTATGCGGCGCACCGCGTCGGATACCCGGTCGTCGGAACGATCTATAATCAGTTGCTCAGCAGGACGCCGGCCATCCCGAAGCGCACCCAAAAGGGCGAGTTTTCCCGGGCCAAGATCTATTCGGACTGGGAGACCTATTCGCGCACCGTCAGCGAGGCAGGTCAGGACCCCGACGACTACCTAGACATGCGACCCAAACTGAAGGACTTCGAGTTCTTCCGCAGGTACAGGATCTATCGTCCACCCGAGGAGATCAAGATCTTTGCGCGGGAGATGGAGAAGATGGTTTGGGACGTGACTCGGAACAAGAAGCACCTCTATTGCGCTCAGTCCCACATGCACTGCGGCACGTGCCCTTATCGAGAGTTATGTCTCGAGCAACTCAAGGGCAGAGACGTCGAGGACATCATTGATCTCGATTTCATGCCGAAACCTGAAAGAGAGGAGGAAGAAGATGACTCAAAAACACTCTACGGATAATGGGCTTCACATTTACCAACCCCAAATCGAGAATTACAAACTCAAAATGCTTCTGTATGGGCCGCCCGGTGTCGGTAAGACATCACTCGCCGCTACCGCTGACCTGCACCCGCTAACCAAGCGCGTGCTCATGATCAACGTTGAAGGCGGCATGCTCAGCGTAACGGACATCGAGGTCCTAGGACTGGACGAGGTCCCACACGTAACGGATCTGCAGGACTTCAAGCACCTCGATCAGATCTTTTGGTACCTCGCCAAGGACGACCACCCCTATCAGACCGTCGTGATCGACAGCCTATCCGAGCTGCAAATGGTTAATATCGAGGGGATCGTTCAGGAGCAACTCGACTCAACCACGAAATCAGGCGCGAAGCGCACCTCGGTCGACGACGTATGGCAGGAGGACTATGGGGCCTCGACGCAACAACTGCGCCGCTGGGTTCGCAAGTTCCGCGACCTGCCCATGCACGTGATCTTTATCGCTTCCGAGCGTTCGGATCAGGACAAGCAGAAGAACGAGACGATCGGACCGAACTTCACGCCGAAACTCCGCACGGCGATCCTCGGCTACATGGACGTCGTGGGCTTCATGTTCACGGATACCGAACAGGACGAGCAGGGCAACACGCGCACCGTGCGCAAACTGCTCACGCAACCGTACGACAAGTGGATCGCGAAGGACCGCACGCCGGGAAATAAACTCGGCATGGTGTTCTCGGATCCCTCAATGCCAAAAATAATGGACATGGTTACGTCCAAAACTAAAGAAGGAGAATGATTATGGCAGACAAGAAACCGAACATTCCGGGCACCGGCGCGAACGGCGCCCCCGGAGACACAAAGGCGGCCGTTTCGGGCCTCCAGCAAGAACAGGATCAGGAGTTCGTTGAGGACTTCCAAGACGAGGACGGTGGCGGCGATTTCGCGCTGGCGTCCGAAGGCAAGCACCCCGCAAAGGTTATTGACTTTGAGAAGTCGACCAGCAAGACCGGCAACCCCCTCTACATTTGGCAGTTCCTGATCACGTCAGGAGACTCCGAAGGCATCGAGGTCCGCTTTTGGACCAGCCTGCTCCCGCAGGCACGTTGGAAAACCGTACAGACCCTTGAGGCCGTAGGCGTCAAAGCCGCCGGCACCGTTGCCCGCTTCACGCAGAAGGACATCATCGGAAAGCCTTGTATCATTGACGTCATTCATGACGAATATGACAACCGCACTACGCACAAGGTCGACCGGGTCTATCCCGCGGACGAGGCAGCAGTCCGTGCAGCCAAGCCTGACGCAGACAAGCCCGCTCAGGGATAAGAGACGTACACGGGAGGGCATCTCCTTTGCCCTCCTTTGTACTCTTTATGTCTCAAGATAGGAGAGGAGGACCGACATACTAGTTCAAACGCAAGAGAAACTAAAGGAAGTAGTACGGGAACTGCAAGAGGTCAAGGACGTCTTCGTCTATGACCTTGAGACCAATGGCGTGAACCCCTTCGAGGACGACCACGTTATCGGGATCGCGATCTTGGTCCCGGACCTTGAAGGCGGAAGCCTAGGCAACGACTACTACATCCCGATCCGACACAAGGTCGGCAAGAACCTGCCGATCTCGGCACTCAAGGATCTCTACCCCGTGCTCGAGGACCCTGAACGAGCCATGATAGGGTACAATGTTAAGTTCGACGCGCAATTTACGCTTACGGAGGGTATCAAACTCCGGAACTCGCTGGTGGACGTCATGCTGGCGGCCCACTTGGCGAACGAGAATGAACTCGGGTTTACATTGAAGCGGCTCACGGCCAAGTACATCGGCCCGGAGGCCGTAGAGGCGGACAAGCAACTCGCCGTCCTCCTGAAGGAGCGCAAACTCGGCAAGGGCGAGATGGACCAACTCCCGCCCGAGGACGTCGAGCCCTACGCGACCATGGACGTCCGGATCACTTGGCGCATGGCGCAGTTCTATCAGGGCTGGCTCGAGGAGCAGGGGATCGCACACCTGTGGCCCGAGATCAATGAATACCTTCAGGCGATCATGAACATGGAGAACCGCGGCGTCCTGATCGACCCGGACAAGTGCCGGGAGTTCATGGAGCAGGCTGCGGAGCACCGCAAGCAACTCTATCAGGACATGGTCGAGCAGGTCGGACACGAGTTCAACCCGAACAGCGTGCCCCAACTACGCAAGATCCTCGGGCAGAAGCATACGGACAAGAAGGCCCTAGCCAAGTCCAAGCACCCCATCGCGAAGAAATTACTTCAGTATCGTGGGTGGGCGCGGGCCATCAACACTTATTATAGCAAGTTCCTAGAACTTGCCGACAAGAACAACCGGATCCACCCGAGCCTGCTCCTGCACGGTACGATCTCCGGACGCCTAGCCTGCCGCAAGCCGAACCTTCAGGGCCTGCCCAAGGGCAAGAGTCAGTACAAGGTCCGAGATCTGATCATCGCGCCGGAGGGCTACAAGATCGTGGCCTTCGACTGGAGTCAGGCCGAACTTCGCCTACTCGCGCACTATACGCAGGAACCCTTTCTGCTGAACGCGTTCCAAAACGGCGAGAACATCCATACGCAGACGGCGAACGAACTCGACCTCCCGCGGGATCTCGCGAAGCGCATTAACTTCAGCGTGGTCTACGGGATCGGAGCGAGGGGCCTGTCGCACGACCTCGAGATCCCGGAGAAGGAAGCGGCAGAATACCTCAACAAGTACCACCGTCTGATCCCCGGCATTCGCAAACTCTACAAGTCCGCCGAGCGCATGGCTAAGACCAAGGGCCACATTCCCATGTGGACCGGTCGCCTGCGCCACTATCGCCCGCAAGACGAGTTTTACAAGGCCATGAGCAACCTGATCCAAGGCGGCGTGGCCGAGATGATGCGAGTCGCCACCACGCGGCTCGGCAAGCGTCTCGAAGGGTCCCGCGCTCACATGGTCCTCCAAGTGCACGATGAACTCCTGTTCGAAGTGCCCGAGGACGAAGTCATGTATTGGGCCAAGGAGATCAAGCGGATCATGGAGGACTTTGACTTTCGCGCCCCGATCACCGTCGAGGGCAAGGTCGGAGACACATGGGCGGACGCGGAGGATCTCGAAGTATGAGGATCCCCATAGACAGGAAGCAGAAGGTCGTCGCCTTTGACCCCGGCGAACATACGGGCGTGATCGTCATTAACAAGGGCGAGGTGGTAGAGTCTGCAACCGTGACCCCGGAGGAACTTGAGTACGGGCTCCGGCAAGGCCGATGGAATGACGCCGACGCATGGGTCATAGAGGACTTCGTCCTTTACCCGTGGGTGGCGCAGCAAATGGGTTTCGATCGTATCATTCCCGCCCGGCTGATCGGAATGCTCGGGTATGCAGCAAACGTCGCGAACGTGCCGACCGTCCTATTTAGCGCCGGTACCGTGAAACCCTTCTCCACTGACAGCAAACTATCGCAACTCGGTTGGATCGAGAACCTCAACACCCCGCACGAGAAGGACGCCGCCCGGCACGCCCTGTACTATCTCATTAAGGGCTTCGCATCATGATCTGTCATGACTGCGGGCGCGCATTCTATCGTGGGTACGAACTCAATGAGCCGGGCCAAGTGATTTACCTGTGTCATACGTGCACACATAACATGTACACACTCGACGAAATACAAGAACTGCAGCGGGACGGCGCTTTGGCGCCGATCCAAGCCGCAAATCCCAAAGGAGGAACAAGTATGATCGACATCGTAGTGGGCGGCCAATTCGGAGACGAAGGCAAGGGCTCCGTGGCCGCACAACTCGCATATGAAAATGATTATGATTTCGCCATCCGCGTGGGTGGCAGCAACGCAGAACACCGCTTCAAGACCCCGGACGGCAAGTCCTACACATCCCGCGTGATCCCGACGGCCGCATGGATCGACCCGGATCTCGCACTCTATCTCGGAGCCGGGCACGTCATCCGACTCGACACCCTGCAGGAGGAGATCAAGAGCCTGATCGATCGGTTCGGGCCGGACAATGTACGCCAGCGCCTATGGATCGACCCGCAGGCCGCCATCGTTCCGAAGGACATCGGAGACCATAGTCCGAACGCATGGAGAGGCACCACGCACCAAGGCGTCGGACGTACAGCAGCCGCAAAAGCACGCCGGGATGGGTCTTCCTTGCTCGCGAAGGACTATCCTGAGATCTCGGAATATGTAAGTACCGAGGTATATGCAAAAGTGCAAGAGAAACTAAAGGACGGCGGTCTCGGACTACTTGAAGGAAATCAGGGTGTCCTGCTGTCCCTGAACCACGGCTATTATCCCTACTGCACCGCCAAGGACACAACCCCCGCCGGCCTGTTGGCCGAGGCCGGGATCCCGATCAGCGCCGTGCGCCACGTGTACGCGATCTATCGCGCCGTGCCCATGCGTGTGCCCGGGAACAGTGGCCCCGTGGCCGACGACTCACGGGAACTCACGTGGGAGGAACTCGAGGAAGCCATGGGCAAGACCCTTCCCGAGAAGGCTAAGAGACAAACGGACTCCGGGGATCGCGAACGCGTATTCACTTGGAGTTGGGAGGACTACCGCAAGTCCCTCGCCCTGACCGGGCCCGACCGCATCATTCTCACATTCATTGACTGGTGGGCCCCCGCACTGAACGGTGGCGCTGACATTTATCAGCACATCAAGCGCATGGAGCGCGAAGCCGGCGGCCAAGCTCCAGTCATCCTATTGCGCGACGGACCGGACTGGGATGACTTCGTAAAGCGCGAGGACTTCGAGGATCTTTTCGGTGGAATACCTAAGCAGTAAACGCATGGGCGAATGGGGGCGCATAGTCATCCCCGCCTCCGTCCGCGAGTCCCTCGGGATCCGGGAGGGCGACAACATCCACATGTACAAGGATGGGCGTCGCCTGATCCTGTCCCCACAACGCCAGCAGGGACGCCGGTGTATCATATGCGGGGCACCGGCCCACATGCATGTGAAGGGTCGAGCCCTTTGCAAACAGTGTATCAAAGATATCAGTCACTTTGACGAGAAAGGAGAATGATAGCATGACAGACCACACAGATAATCCGGAGGTCATCGATCTCGTGTATCTCTGCGGGGCCATCGACATGGCTACCGACAAGGACAGGAAATCGTGGCGGGAAACCGCTAGGGACGTCCTTAGGCAGCACGGCATGAGTTCCTTCTCTCCCGCGCACGCATTTACGTACTCGGGCGAGGACAAGCGCACCGCATGGGCCATGCGCGTGATTAACGACACGGCGATCCGCGAGAGCGACGCTCTGATCGTCTACATTGACCCCAATGTCCACACCAGCGGCACCTACATGGAGATACAGCAAGCGATAGAACAACGCAAGCCCACCGTAATCGTAACCCCTGACCCTCAGCGCGTTAACCGCATGGCATATCTCAAGCATACTCCCATGATGGCGACCTTCGAAAGTGCCGTAACATTCCTCAAACACATGCAACAGAGATAATGCACGCTAACGCTGAAAGGAGGGCAGGTATACATGCTTCAAGATGCACTTAAATACAATGACATCGGGTGGAACGTCATACCTGTCGACCAAAAACGTCCTTACTTTGCGGCGTGGCAGAAGGAGCGCGCGAACCCCGAGAAGATCCGGCACTGGTTCAATAACAAGTACCCTGACGCGAACGTCGGGATCGTGACCGGACAGATCAGCGGGCTCGTCGTCGTCGATGTTGATAGTGAAGAGGGCAAGGAACTCGTTGACTCTTACCTTAACGGGGCCCCGGCCACGGTACAGACGGGCGGCGGGGGATATCACTTCTACTTCCGCCATCCCGGCGGCTTCGTCCCCAATGGCGTCCGGATCCTCCCGGGCGTAGACATACGTGGGGAGAACGGGCTCGTCGTGGCCCCGCCCAGCGTGCACCCGAACGGCACCACGTACAAGTGGGTCGGCGGATTTACGGGCTGGGAGGACATCCCGGACATGCCTCAGGCATTCCTCGACAAGATCCGACAGGATCGCAACGAGAAGGCCAAGGGCGTGACGGATGAGGACTGGCAGCGTACGATCGGAGAGGGCGAGCGTGACGCGGAACTGACGCGACGCGCCGGCAAGTTATTCCGGGCGGAACTGCCGAAGCAGGAAGTTCTGAACATTCTAAAGGGCTGGAACTCCGACCACTGTCAGCCGTCACTTCCGGAATGGCAGGTTGAAAAGATCGTGAACTCGATCGAGAAGAAATGGGGCGCCACGCGGGAGGAGCAATTAGGAGAAGGCAAGAAGGATCCCGTGGCCGCTGAGGACTACTTCAAGGTCCACGGGTTCGAGGACGCCCTGCAACGGTACGGGCTTCAGGAAACCCAATGGACTGTCGAAGGCTGGGTCCCGGAGGCGACGTGCGCCCTCGTGGTCGCACCGCCGGCGAACTATAAGACGTGGATCCTGCTCGATCTTGCGATCAGCGTGGCCACGGGCAAGCCGTTCCTAAATCAGTACCCGGTCGAGAACCCCGGGCCGGTCCTGATCATCCAGCAGGAGGATCCCTTCGCCATGCTGTTCAGCCGCATAGGCTCGATCATGAATATCGGCGAGCCGCACGAGAAGGCCGGGGAGTACTTCCTACCCAAGCCCCCACCCATGCCGTCCATCCACTGGCACACCGATCGGCGCCTAAACTTTGAGGATCCCAAGTCAGTGGAGGGTCTCGAGAAGGCCGTGGAAAAGATACGGCCGCGCATGGTCATCATTGATCCGCTCTATTCGGCGATCAGTTCCAAGGACTACATGGCCGAGGGCGCGCAGAACATGCTCGAACTCAAGCGCCTGCGCGACGAGTACGGCACCTCGTTCATTATCGCGCACCACACGGTCAAGCGCGGGGACATGAGTGGCCGGGAGAGCCTGTGGGGGTCACAGTTCCTCAATGCATGGCTCGAGACCGGATGGCAGTTGCGCCCCACCCGTAACGAGGGCACGATTAACCTGAAACGCCACTTCAAGAACGTGGCCGTACCATCCACCCTCAAGATCAGTTTCGACATTACGGACTGGCACTTCGATATCACGACGGCCAAGACGGACTCCCTAGTCGACGCCGAAGCCGGTTCGGATGATAATGATTTCACGCAGCAGATCACTAATCAGGACCAGTTCAATTCGAAGCTCAAGATCGAAGGCCGCGACACGATGTCGCGCGTATTCAAGAAAATGCGAAAAGGAGGACCTGAATGAACATGGTAGCAGTAGAGTTTGAGACACGCGTCGGACAACTCCGATGGATCCGGAAGGTGGACGATCGGCTGTTGATAGCGTACCGCCGCAAAGACGCGTCCAGCATGTCGATATCAGACGCCGAGAATATCATCGAGGAGATCCGCAAGGGCTGCCGACGCGTACAGATGATCATCCGATAGCACCTAATAAAAAGAGGAGAGCGAAAATGCCCTCCTCTTTTTTTTCTTATAGGCTTGCGCTGGTACGCTTGTACTTGGGATCGTACCATAGCGTGATCTTGATCGGGTTCCGGTTAGCGGGCGTGTAGATCTTTTCCTGCCCGTAACCCCCATAAGCCTGATATGCGTTGCTGTTGACGAACAGCCTCTCCGTCTCCCGGACGGACTTGCTCCGCGTGTCCGTCAAGCAATAGTTCTCCTTGAATATGGCCGGCATGTGCGTGTGCCCATGCACGTAGACGTCCGCGTTAATGACGCCCGCCATGCGGTGCAGGTTGTTCATCTTGCTTCCGACGGTTCTCCCGCCCCCGGTCCCGTGAACTTGATAGATCGTGAACGTGAAGCCGCTCCGGCAGGTTGGTGTCTTGCCGAAGTTGATAAATATCACGTTGCCGGTGGGGTCATAGAGGTGCTCGATCCCGAGCTCCCTCGCTAGGATCCGCGTCGGGTTGAGGCCCGTGCTTCGGTAGGTGCGCCGTTCATGGTTGCCCTCGATAATTCCGAGGATCCTGTCCTTGATCGGCTCCAGCAGATCCCGCAGGCGACTGATCTGACCTTCCGGAGAGAGTTGCTCCTCAAAGGGGTCGCTCTTGCTGGCAGGCAAGGCGTTGTTAATCAGGTCGCCGTTCAGGATCGCGTAGGTGTCGGGTTCAGTACGTACACGCTCGATCGTTTCCTGAAACTCGTCGATCCGGTGCTCCTTACTACCCAAATGAGCATCGCCGATCACGTAGATGTGAACGGCTTGCAAGGAGCGGCCTAAGAAGTGTTTTATAACATTCATGCTTCCGCTCCTCTCGCTTATTTGTCCTTGTCGCGCTGGTTGACGCGCTTCGAGTATTGTATGGCTTGTTCTATAAGGAACTCGATACTCGCGTCGCTAACGTCCACGTTGTACTGTTCCAAGATCTTGTGAATCTTGTCCACGACCCACTGCTTGCGCTCGGGTCCCGACATGTCCTGAAACATCTCGGCTCGCTCCGTGTACATGGTTACTTGATCGCGTACGAAGAGCATAGTGTCCGCAAACTTGCGCGCCCGCTCGCTCTTGGCGTATTTCGCGATCAGGACCGCGATAATCGTAATGAGCGTGATCAGAGCCGTGATCGCACTGGCTATCATCTCAATGTTCTCTATCATGCTTTACACCTCCCCACGGTGCGCCGTAGATCTCCTCGTAAATCCTGTCGATGAAGGCCTTCTCGTTCCGGACGAACATGTTCCCGCCGATGTGTATGTACCTGTCAATGTCGTGGTAGATGTTCCGGAACTCGGTCATGCTAGGCTTGTGGCCATCACGCAGGGACAGGGTAAACGTGAGAACCTGATGCCTGAGTACCTGCTTCTCTGTCGCGTCTAAGCGCTCTGCGATCGGGCGGATCTCGTGCCTCACGAGCCACCGCATATACCCAGCCAGGGATCCGACGATCGTCCCGGTCCCGATGGCGGCACCTATTACCGCCTCTATCACTCCTATATCCATGTCGCAACCTCCTCTAGGTGTTATGCGTTACTTATTCCGTCTCCTGAGCCGAGTACGAAGAAATTGTATCCACTATAAAAGACTTGGACCATTTTACCCACATCGAGTTCAATGTATTGGGACTCTTCCTGATCGCCCGCAGTGCTATAATATCTGAATGTTGTATTGGAGTCATCAGACCCAATGACAGAACTGTAGCCGGAACAGGCCACCACAAATGTGTCTCCCGGTTGGAAGTCGGCCGGGTAGGCCTTGGCGTCGTACTTGCTGACACCGGAAAGATTATAATACTCCTAGGATGTAGAAAAAGTTGGACGAATTTGTGATGAGAACTGTAGAATATCTTGGAACAGTGAAACTTGTACCCCACCGTGCCCCATTATCATTCCAAACGAAATCATCTTCTGAACCTGTTGCTTTTAATGTAACGTCCTCAGATGAAGCAGAAATAATTACAAAAGATCCCCTTGAAAAATTAGAGGAGTCAAAGTTCAAGTTGTAACTTCCACCACCATAGTAGAAACTATAAGGATAGGCTGTCGTATCATTGTCATTTCCCACTCGAGAGGTCTCATAAGGATAGGGTGTTTTGTCACTAAGACCGTCATCAACATATGTCTTAACGGCTTTCTGAGAAGGTATCGTTGAGTCAGAAGAGCCAAGACTGCTGTTTGTAGAACCATTCCAGTTAGGAACATTTCCGAGTCCTACATCGCTTTTACTTACATCGCTCTTTGCAAAGTGGATCGTACCGTCGTCTGTATGATTGTCGAATTCGGTTTTGGTGGCCTGCTGATCATTAGTCACGTTGCCGAGCCCCACGTCCGCCTTGTCCACGTGATCCGCGGCCTGTGCGGCGATCGCTTCGGCCGTACGGAGTGGTGTCATGTACTTGGTGTTTGAAGTCCCTGCCTCTGCCTCCGAATTGGTGGCGATACCGTAGTTCTCTACGCTTCCGAGGCCGACATAACTCGCGTCAACGGTGGCCGCGATCTGCTCGTCTACCCGCAAGGGTGTCATGTACTTATCGTTTGCTGTTCCCGCTTCGGCCTCCGTGGTGGTTGCTATACCATAGTTCTCAACGCTGCCGAGCCCGACGTCCGAGGCCGTTACGTTGCTACCTGCAAGTTCCGCTATGGCTTCCTTGGTCTTCTGCGGCGTCATGTACTTGTCGTCCGCCGTACCCTCTTCTGCCTCTGCAGTGGTCGCAATACCGTAATTCTCGACGCTTCCGAGGCCCACGAAACTGGCGTCCACGTGATA